GAAGAAATGGCTAGATTTGGGCTACATAAGCAGATCGTAAATCGCATCTTGGAACCTTTTCAGTACATTCATGTTGTTGTAACTTCGACAGAATGGGACAATTTCTTTGCTTTACGTGACCATCCTGATGCTCAACCAGAGATTCGTGAACTGGCTAAATTGATGAAAGAAGCCTATAACGCATCAAAGCCTAAAAAGTTACTTATTGGGCAATGGCACCTACCGTATATTACTGAGGATGATCGGCATTTGCCGATTAACGACCAAAAGAAGGTTTCGGCGGCTAGGTGTTGCAGGGTGTCTTATGTGAAGCATGATGGGTTCCGTGCAGAGGTTCAGGAAGATATCATCCTCCATGATAAGCTAGTAACAGCTAATCCTCCGCACATGAGTCCTATAGAACACCAAGCGCAATGTTCGGCAGGTGATGGGTGGTCAGGTAATTTTAGACAATGGAGACAGTATAGAAAGGAGTTAGAATGACCAACGACCCAGTAAATCACCCAACACATTACACAAGCCATCCTAGTGGAATCGAATGCATCCGAGTAACAGAACATTTTAACTTCTGTATAGGTAACGCTATTAAATATTTGTGGCGGAACGGATTAAAAGATGGCAATAGTAATGTTCAGGACTTGAAGAAAGCCGTTTGGTACATCAATCGTGAAATCCAAACACTTGACACACAATCCAAAACAGGTTAAAAGTTAGTTTTAGCCACGAGGAGAACATATGACCCGCCAACAACGCCTTCTAAGCCAACTACGGAAACTTGAGGAGAAACTTGTAATTCTGCATGACGAGGCCAACGAGTCTCGTGGGCCTGCTGATTCTCTGACCCAACGCCTGATGTATTGCTACGTTATGTGTCTCAGTTCGGTCATGGAGTGCGAGGCTTTGGTAGAAGATGACGGCGGGTTTGGCGAGGGTTAATACTTGACAAGTTCCTAAATGTGTGATATGCTTTCCCCCATAAACATATCCACCAAAGGACTCGAAGATGCAACTAAATTTATCCTTACAGCCACGACAGAGCGAAGTATTCTTAACAGAAGCTACAGAGATCGCCTATGGGGGTGGGGCTGGTTCGGGCAAAGCACTAAGTATATCTGAGAAAATACCAACACCCGATGGCTGGAAGACTATGGGCGAACTAAAGGTTGGCGATAAAGTTTTCGATGAAAACGGACTACCTTGCAATGTCGTAGCTGCTACTGAAGTTATGTTTGATCGTCCTTGTTGCAAGGTAACTTTCTCAGATGGGGCAGAAGTAATCTGTGATGAAGAACATCAGTGGGTTACTATGACCTACAAAGAGCGTATTCAGTGGGTACGATCAACGCCAGAGTGGAGAGCTAACAGACGAGCCAATCGGCCGTCTAGGGCTAAGGAAACATCTGATCCGGCTGTGGTTGCCATGCTCACAGAACGTAATAAGAGCATGGAATATAACTACCTACCAAGACCTCGCGGACTCCCAAGAACAACAAAAGAAATCGCAAATAGTCTGTTTGTTAGAAAGACGAGGATCAATCATTCTATTGATGTATGTAAACCTGTCCAATACACAAAAAAGGATTTATTGGTACCCCCGTGGCTTCTAGGCATGTGGTTGGGTGATGGCACCACCATTTCTGGTGAAATTACATCTGCTGACCCAGAGAATGTAGAACGGATGAAGTCTTTCGGTTACGAAGTAAAAGAAAAGAACCAAGATTATTCCAAGTATGGTTATAGAGTGTATGGTTTGCAAACCGACCTAAAGAAGATTGGTGTGTTTGGAAACAAACATATCCCAAGACAATATCTCGAATCGTCTGTTGAAGATCGCATCGAGTTACTTCATGGTCTGATGGATTCGGATGGGTATGCTAGTTCTGATGGTAAGTGCGTCTTCTACAACACTAACAAAACACTCATTGATGGATTCCTCGAACTCGCTAAATCTTTAGGTATCAATGTGACTTACACAGAAGACAGGGCTATGCTTTATGGTAAGGATTGTGGCCCCGCATATAACGTCTACCTGAATGCAACTTTTCCACTGTTCTCGCTTCCTCGTAGGAGAGATCGTCAGAAGTTGGCTAAGGAACAGTACCGCCGTCGCCAGATCGTGTCGGTTGAGTCGGTTGAGAGTGTTCCTGTTCGTTGTATTCAGGTGGATTCACCAAGAAATATGTTCTTGTGTTCTGAGTCGTTTATCCCTACTCACAACAGTCACTTAATGCGAGTCCTAGCAATCGCATACTGTTCGGCAATCCCCGGCTTACAGTGCTTCCTGTTCCGTAGAACCCTCCCAGACCTTCTAGCTAACCACATGGTAGGTACTAATGCCTTCCCAGATATGTTGGCTCCGCTGATCCAAGCAAAGCAAGTAACAATCAATTGGTCTAAGAATGAGATTAGATTCTGGAACGGATCAATAATCCACTTATCGTACTGCCAACATGACAAGGACATATACGGGTATCAAGGTGCACAGATCGGTCTGCTGTTGATAGACGAAATCACCTTATTTACAGAAGAGATGTATCGTTTCCTACGAGGTCGGGTTCGTCTAGGAGGAACCGTAGTTCCTGAAGAATACAAAGGTAAGGCTCCGAAAATCGTCGTCTCTGGCAATCCGGGCGGGATAGGTCACAACTGGGTTAAGAAGACATTCATTGACTTCGCACCACCTAATGTAGTGGTTCAAACCGAACCAAAAGAAGGCGGCTTTAAGCGAGTGTTCATCCCCGCCAAACTATCAGACAACAAGGTTCTACTAGAAAACGACCCGAACTATGCTGATCGACTTAGCGGTTTGGGTAGTGAGAAGCTAGTTTCTGCTATGTTAGATGGAAACTGGGACATTGCAGAAGGTGGCCTATTTGATGATGTGTGGCGCAGAGATATACACGTACTAGAACCCTTTGAAATCCCATCATCTTGGCGTATTGACCGTTCGTTCGACTGGGGTTCATCTAAACCGTTCTCAGTTGGTTTTTGGGCTGAGTCCGATGGTTCTGAAGCCAAGATGGCTGATGGTAGCATTCGCCACTTCCCTAAAGGTACTTTGTTCAGAATTGCCGAAATCTACGGTTGGAACGGTGAGGCTGATAAGGGTTTACGTCTGACAGCCAAGGAAATAGCTACTCTGATTCTTGAGTTCCAAGAAGCTAAACCTTGGGGAAAGCGTGTAAAAGCTGGCCCCGCCGATTCAGCAATCTATATTAGAGAAAACGGTAACTGTATTGCTGATGATATGTCTGAGGTTGGTGTCAGGTGGGTTCCAGCAGATAAGCGCCCCGGTAGTCGAGTCTCTGGTTGGCAGAACATGCGAAAGATGCTTAAAGCCGCAATGCAGTCTCCGGTAGAGGACAAAGCCTTGTTCATTTTCAATAACTGCACTCAGTTTATAAGAACATTTCCTACGTTACCAAGAGACCCTAAAAATTCTGACGATGTCCTATCGTCTTCGGAGGACCATATTGGTGACGAGGCGAGATATCGTTGCAACACGACGACAAAAGAGTTAAAAATAGTAGCCACATCGGGTTTATAGATGCTATAATCCTCCACAACATAATCAAAGGAACTAAAAATGACTGCAATCGAATATGAGAACTACCTAACAGAACGCGGAGTAGATCACAAGACAGCTAATGCTATTGCAACGGGTGTTGAGAAAGTTGTGGCTGATCGTGTTCCAGTAACTAAAGATTACTTGGATGTGAAGCTACAAGAACTCAAGTTCAACATTTATAAAGCTGGATTGTTGGCGTTGCTCCCAGTTTATGCTAAACTGTATAACATCATCTAAGCTATGAACAAGCCTTCTTTCATCTTATTGGTCATTGCTGTACCCATCATAACTAGCGTGTTAGTAGAATTCGCTGTGACTGGTTACACCTCCAACAAAGCCATAAAAGAATGCGAAAAGTCTTTACCGAGAAACCAAACTTGTTCTATAATAGCCGTACCGACAACTAAGGACTAAATAAAATGAAATCCCTACTACAAGACTTCATCAATGAACTAACGATCTATTGGATGTACCTTAAAGCGGTCATTGACGACTTCATCAACCCTAAACCGCCTACTGGGATGGCTTGAGCATGGGCGTTGCAAAAGATCACACTGGTGTTAGATTCGGTAGGCTTACGGCTTTACACAGGACTTCTGACTATATACAACCGAACGGAAGGAAGAGGGTGCAATGGTTGTGTGAGTGTGATTGTGGAAACAAAATCAGTGTAGAGTCTTCGAATTTATCTTCTGGTCACACTACGTCTTGTGGTTGTGTTGTCAGAGAGTTTTGTTCTGTTGTTGGTAAATCAAATAAGATTCACGGACTTAAAGATACACCTGTTTTTAATTCTTGGAACGGTATGTTGGTGTCGGCTAGAAAACACAACACAGAAGTTCAAAAAGAGTGGGAGAATCTAATAGATTTTATAAAAGATGTTGGTGAAAAACCACCAAACTCGTATTTGATTAGGCTAGATAAGACCATTGGTTATGTGCGAGGTAATGTGAAGTGGGGTACTAGACGAGACGTTGTTCTGCACAAAAGGAATACAAATAAGATATACGTTGATGGAAAGCCCCTAACTTTACCTGAAGCTTGCGCCTTTCATGGGATCAGTAAAGATGTTGTTCTATATAGAAAAGAAATAGGCGTCCCTAAAGAACTGTGGTTTTCTAAAAAAGCATTGAGTTTTTCTGATATTTCACAGTGCGCATTAGCAACATTCTATGTGTACGAATCTGACAGATTTGTAGGTTTTGGTATAACACGAAATATAAAACAAAGAAACAAAACACATATAAAGTCTTGTAGAAAAGCAGGTATCGACATAAAACTAATAAAAACTTACGAATCTGATGGTGCGTTCATAAAAGAACTAGAAAAAGAAATAAAGTCTATATTCGCTGATAAAATAATAAACACAGGAATAGACGGATTTAAAACTGAAGCAATACCCCCAAAGTATAAGGACGGTTTGATTAACCTGTGCGATATTTTTATGAGACAAGGACTTTAATGAATTCATTACAAATACTCGATCTAATCGAAACTATCTCAGGGTCGCCAAAGAAAACCGACAAGGAACGCTTGCTTAAGGAAGCAGATTGCCCCGAACTACGCCGTGTTCTTGTAGCGACTTACAATCCGCGAATCAACTACTACATCAAGAAGGTTCCTAGTTCGGGCATCTATCAGAATGAAAACTTTAGTGATTTGACTTGGTTGATGCTAGATTCGTTGTCGAAACGAGAAGTAACAGGTAACGAAGCACTGAATCAGTTAGAAGCAACGCTAGACTTTCTCAATCTTAAATCCAAAGAACTCCTAAGCCGCATCATCAAACGCGACCTTCGTTGTGGCATCAACGTATCGTCAATCAACAAAGTATTCAAAGACCTGATTCCAGACACACCCTACATGCGCTGTTCCTTGCTATCCAAAGTAGATACAAGTAAGTGGGATTGGACTAAAGGTGTATTCAGCCAAACCAAGTTTGATGGGATGTTCTGCAACGTAACTGTTCTCGATGGACTGGTATTGCTAACAAGCCGCCAAGGATCAGAGTTCCCTATCGAAGAGTTTGTCGATCTGGCAGAACACATGCTTGAGTTTGCTGAAGTGGGCTATCAGTACCACGGCGAACTACTTGTAATTGGCACCGACGGCAATGTGCTACCACGCGAGATCGGTAACGGTCTGCTTAACTCAGTGCTAAAAGGAGGTGTTATTCCGGCAGGACATTATCCTAAGTTTATTGCTTGGGATATGGTAGAACTTGATGTGATTGAAGGTAAGAAAAAGTGTGACAAAGAATATTGGAAGCGTTTGCGTCAGTTGAATCAAGTTCAACAAAGTGAAGTATTTGAAGTATCCAAGACACGTATTCTGCACAGCCTAGATGAATCCTACCTACACTACCAAGAACTCCTAGATCAAGACCAAGAGGGTTCAATCATCAAGAACCCTAACATGCTGTGGCGCGATGGAACCAGCAAAGATCAACTCAAGCTGAAACTGGAGTTTGAAGTCGACCTAAAGATCACTGGCTTTACTCAAGGTAACGGTAAGAACGCCAACACTTTCGGTT